CTTGATTTATATTTGGGGCATTTTGCAGAATACCCAATGGAATTTCTGTAGCACTATCAGCCATTCTTACTTGGCTATCGGAATCCTGAATAACGAAACAGTATTGCATACTGCTCAGGTCTTCCTTGGCTACAAAAGTAACATCCTTCCCACCATAAGCTACCGCCATGATTTATCTCCTTATTTTCGTTCAATTAACCAAGCTTTGGCTAAATCCGGATTGTCATTTAACACACGATTAGCCGCCATTTCATAGGGAATCTGTTCTTTAATAGACAGATCGTATGCCATCTGATGCAATTTGAGATCGGGATTATTTAAATCATCGTCAATTTTTGGCTCCTGTATCCCTACTGATTCCGGCGCTTCCTGGGCCATTTCCTTGAGACCTTGGGCGCGCTTGGCTTTCTCGGCCTCATAGAATTGCTTATAGGCCGCCTCCGCACTGATCCCGGATTCAATGGCTTTTCGGGTTTCTGCCGAGTCTGCCTCGGCCTGAAGTAGATCAATCACCCGCTTGCGCTCTAATACGATCCCTTCGTTGCGACCTCCGGCAAAAGCTTCCTGTTCCGCGCTTTCCCTGATTTGTTTTAATAAATCAGGAGCCTCTTTCTCTAAAAACTCCAGAGTAATTTCAACCATGTGATTTTTCCTTTCTTCTTGATTTATTTCTACATCCACCAATATCTTGGTATTGTTGGCAACCATGGATATAGCCGCGGTATCATCATCTGCACCCCAAGGCGTTAAGCTGACTTCGCCGACTTGAGATTGAGTCCAGACTTCGATAGGTCCTTTAATTGTCTGACCGTTTACTTCAATCGTTTCGTCACATCCTATTGTCTTTATTTTTCCAGGTATAATTCCGACGCTTGCTTGCCAGGGAAAATCCTCATCAGCCAAAGCCAGAACTTCCTGGGCATCCCGGGTGGTCTTGGAAAAATCCCCTCGCAAATGCAGGCCGCTTTCATCCACCCATACTTTTCGGCTGAATCCCACAATCTTGTCCCGCCGGTGATCCCGCAGGATCGGTACCCGTTCTTTGGTCTGAAGGCCTGACAGATCAAAAATAATCTTTCCCCAAAATCCCAGATTAATCGGCTTGCCGGTATAAGCGGTCACATAAAAGGTCCGGCGATCGGTTTCGTTATCTGCTTTTTTTAATTCTAATGGTGCGGTTAAATTAATCGCTGACCGCTCGGCTTTATTTTTGGATTCATTCCAATAAGAATTGCACATGGCATAAGCCTGATCCGGCTCCCGGCCTTCTTTTTCAATCAATTCTTTTACACACCTCTTTAAATATTCCTGCTTCCCCTCATTCTTTTTGGGATTCGGCATTGTTTTTATCCTCTTTTGGGGCTTTCAAATTTATTATTGATAAGCCAAGTTCCTCTATCTTTTGATTTTCTTTAGCGCGCTGCTCTAATATCTCTTCCCAATCCCGGCCCTGGCCTGCTGCTTCTTCAGCTAAAGTACTTAGACTGTAATCAATCGCCTTTTTTGAAGCCTCAACTTCCTTGACTGGATCAACCCAGCCCCAGGCCCCGCCGATCCACTGTGCCCGGCAATATTCGCTTTTGTACCGATAAAAATCCGGAGCCTCGAATAATCCCCGCAAAAAGGCCTCTTCCAACACCAACTCCCAGATCGGTTGACAAAATTTCCGGGCAAACCAGGATCGCCAGTTGAGAAAGACCCGCCGTCCTTCCAATAATGCAGCCCGGGCACTGGAATAATTGGTCTTGGAAAAATCTTTTATCAGCAATTCATAGGGCAACCCGAGAGCCACACCGATAATTCTGAACATGCCCTCTATAAATCCATTGAAAGTATCTCCAGGGCGTTTGGGATCGACTACATTGACCGCTTCGCCCGGATTTAGATAACCGACTAAACCCGGCTCGATCTGTTGTATGCGGGCGTTGGTGGAAGGTTCCCGTTCCGCCGTCATTCCGGCCAACGTTCCATAGGGGTCCTGGGTGGTAATAAAAATCGCCAGGCACGCCGCGACCCGGGCCGCTACAATTTCGGCTTCCAGATAATCGGCGAGGTCCTTGAAATACGACAATACCGAAGCAAAATACGGTATTCCCCGTGATTGGCCGGGCCGCAATGTCGGGAAAACATGCAGGATTTTGGGACGTCCGTTTGAATCACGGGCGGCTATGGTTTTATAAGTAATCTTGTTTTTTTCATCAATACTGGCTATCGAATAGGATATCGGCTCCCCCCGGGGGCCGAATTTGATACCGGTATCATTAAAAGCTTGGTAATTTTGCGATTTGAGCCGATCTGCTTCAATTAATTCAATGGCCCGATTCAGATAGCGCCAGTTTTCAGTCGCCCAGATTGGCAAAGCAATAATCTCACCATCCTCAATAACCTTTCGGAAAGCCAGAAATTGAATTTCGTCAAAATCAAGGCGATTGGCTGCATCAGCCTGCGATTTCCAAGTCTGCCAGATATGCTCGGCCTGTTTTTGTAATTTCTGGGTTTGTTCATTTGAAATTCCCAGATAATCGGCTCTGATCCGGCTTTGCGGTCTGAGACCGGAGCCGATCACATTGATCCCCAGTGTGCTGGTGGCCCCGGACGCAACCGGATCATTGCGGTTAAGGTCTCTGGACCGGGACCTCAACCGATCCAACTCCCAGCCGGGCGGTGTTTCGTCCGACATGGCGGTTAGAATCCAGTCCGAGCGCAAACGACTGCTATCCGCCCCCCGGTAATAATTGGCCAATTCCAATCGGGTTCGAGCCTGTAGCCGCTTCAACCCCCATCGCGGGGCAACCGCGGCAATAACCCGATCCAGAAAATTGGCTTTAACAGGTTTAAGCTTGCCCATACTCAATAAAATTGGCTTTAACAGGTTTAAGCTTGCTTATACTCGGTTTACTATTTTGGTTTTAATAAAAGGTCCGCCACTTGAAGCCGCATCCATAGCTTCCAATTTGGACAATATCCACTTTTCCTCTTCATACAGGGATTTAAGCAGACCGCGGGTAACACTCATATCAGCCCCGGCATTATAAGATTGCGCTGTTCTTGCCTTGGTGATCGCGGCTCGGACTTCAGCAAGGCGGGCGATTAAATCTGCTCTGGAATCATAGGGCATAATAAAAACCGGAAATTATACTTTTTTGTAAAAATATAACCCCGGTTTAAGCAAAAAAAACGTATATGGTCGGCTATGACCAGTAGAGATACGTAAAAATATTATCTTTTTACTTGACAGGTTTTTGGATTTTGCATTCCTGAATCATTTTCTGCTTCCATTTGATAATCAATTCCTGATCCGACTCCCATACTCCTGAAATCTTAGCAGCCGGAAATTCACGATTTTGAATCCAATCATAAATTGTATCCCATGATCGGCCCACAAATCCACAAATACGCTTTTTTCCGGTAAGATTAACCATTTTTTGTTCCTCGTAATATAGAGCCAACTATCCCGCCCTGAAGGGCAGAATAATTGACTTTATCTCCGATTTATCCAATTGCCACGATTACCAATCCATGAATTTATTTCGTTTTCCTCTTTTCTGATAGATGATTTCTGCGGTCGCGGTAGCAGCCAAACATTAAACGCTTCTGCTGCTCCCGCTGCCATAACTTCACAATCCAATAAATGATTATCCCGGCCATACCGCAAAGTCCAAATAATCTGGCCCCGTTTGTTGCGCTCTTTAATTTCGCTGCTCAGATGTGCAGCATAAACCTCATCTGTATCTTTATGGAGGTGAAATAAACCGTTTTCAATGCGGGCCCAGATAAAATCCTTCAAGGCATTGGTATCTAATCGCCATAATACCAACCCCCCCGGCAATGGTTTGCCGCTTGGATAATGTTCAATGTTCGATCGTACCACCAATCTGCCATTAAGTGATCGGGATGCTCCTTTAGACCCGAATATCCGACCCCGGCCTGAGCGTCGCAGCCAATTATAAACCTGTTCGGTCAATGTCGCCTCACCTTCGCCCATCAATCCGCCACCGGTATCAATAAATCCAATCCATACACGATATTCAATGTGTTTGGTTTCAGAACGATAGACATCATGAAAAAGCCACTGTTCCAATTCAGCGAAATTTTCAACAAATCCATAGCGTATTAAATGTGATTCCCGTAAACCGTTTTGAGTTAATACCCATGCTCGAATTACTATCCAAAATCCCCGCCGTTGCGAATCAATACCCGCAGTTAAAGCCAAAGTTTCGTCCGGGACTATAAAAGCTGGTCGTGTTGTTCTCAAATTTAATATAGCCGGAGCTTCCCGACTTTGCACAATGTCTTTCCACGGCTCAGCCAACCATTGATTAGTAAATACCCGGAGGTCCTCCGGGCGATCTTTAACCTGAAAAAATTCTGCCATAATTTCCGAAAAATTTTTAAATGGCGAATACAATACGTTCCACCAAAAACCTACATGCACTGCCGAAGGAATTGTCGCTGTTTTGTCATCCGGTTCAATCGATTGTGCCGCCGGTACCCACTTGCCGCGGCTTAACATTTCAGGCTTATGAGAATCGTCAATTTCCGCCTGGCAATATTTACACTCATAACGTGCTACTCGCAGGTTTTTAATGTATTCGGGGTTTTGAAGCTCCAAAGGCCATTGACCACGTGGCTTTCCGATATGTTTTAATTGCCCGAATTCCAAAATCTGAAAACCACCACAAAATGGACAAGGCACCCAATATTTTTGCTGATTGGAACGATGATACTCAATATTGATATGACCTTCCGGCGTAGTTGGCCTGGAAAGGTCTATAATTTTCTTGTTCCAATAAGTCGTAGCCCGATCCAGGGCCATCTTAACTCCACCCGGCGGATAAAGATCAGTCTCATCAAGAATCAGATAGCGGGCCTCAACAAATTGCATGTCTGCCTCACTCCCCGCTGTAGCAAAATAAATATCCATAACGTCAAGACTGAGATTGGTAATAGTCAAATCGTCAGGTGAAGCATTTAAATG